CAATTTGGCTTATATTTTATAGTTTTAACAACTTCTCTTTTTGTTTTTTCTAACAGTTCTCTACCGTTTTGTCTTGATACTTCAAACACAGGATCAGATTTGTAAATTACAAAATCTCCACCTTCTGCTTTATCTTCAGGTTTACGCATATACAATAGTCCTGCATAAATTTCAACAGGATTATCCAAATGATCAGTTCTTGTTGTTTCTTTTACTGGATTATGTATAACAAATTGTGTTTCAGTAACAACTTTGCTTTCTCCCGAACCTCTTACAGCAACTTTTTGTTGTTTTAAAAAGTCTATATGTTGTATATGTTTTTCAAACAAATTTAAAACCTTACTATAATATTCTTGGGAGGTATGAGCTTTAAAAAAGTTTTCCCAGTCTTCAGATACAGGCACAATTTTTTTATTCAATACATCATTAGACATATATCTAAAAGTGTGTCCGCCGATAATTTCAAGTTTGTCTTTTATTTCCTGTACTGGCCAATTGTTGTATAATTTTTTATATACGTCTTCGGGTAGTGCATCTTCTATTATTACGTGAGGATACGGATCTTCAAAGTAGTGTTTGGCAGGATCAAATTTGTCTAATACTGTAATCATTAACTTGAAAATAGGTTGATTAATTCTTTTTTCCACACGTCGGCATATTCGCACTCTCTGTATCCATCAAACCATGGACCACCCTCTGTGTAGTGTAGTATTTTTGGTTTGCCATCTTGTGGTTCTTTGTACCACTCAACAAGCCAATTGTATTCTAGAGGAAGTTGTCCAATTTCATTGTCTTCCAACCAACTAAATCTGTGTAAAAATTTTGCATCTTTTTCGTTTAGTAATTCTGGAGTGAGCAGTTTGTTCTTTGGATGTTCGCAGTTCCAAAGCACCATGCTTGACCAATTTTTTCTAGGATATACTGTTTGTACTTGCCCGTCCATTTTTGTGCCTTCTTTGGGTTTGTAATCGTGTTGCACACAGACAACTGCTTTCGATGGGTCACAGTATTTTACTAATTCATGACTAGGAATTTGCCATACAAAATCACAATCACAAAACACTGCCCAACCTTTAAAATCGTTTAGGTAAGGAATAAAAAATCTTGTAAATGTAAATTCTGTAGATGCTAATTTATCAACAGGTCTGGTGTACATACCCTGTTCTCTCATCTGTCTTTGTTTTAATGGTATAACTTCAGCTGATGGGTCTCTTCTTTTAATACTGTGTTCACACACTTGGTAAGCAATATCTTCTCTGCTGTCGTGTCCTACATAAACTTTCATAGTCATATTTACACTATAAATATCAGCACATGAAAATTTCCGAACGTTGTAGAGCATATGAACAAAAGTTTCCTTTTACTCCTTGTGAGGGTGATACAAAAGTTGAAACAAATACCAAAGGGTGGAGCAGGCACAAACAATACAGCATACCTAACAGCATCAGAAACGAAAGTAGAATGTTCTGGTGTTTTGGTGTATCAAGAGAAATTAGATTTGAACTAGCTTGTAGAAAGTATAATAAAAAAGCAAAAATTTTAACTTTTGATCCAACACCGTTATCACAACAAACAGTAGACAGTGCTAATAGAGGAAACTATAAAATTGAACATACACCAAAAGCATACGATACTGAAAGCGGAAAAACATTAAATTTTTATGCAATTGATGAAAGTTTAAAATGTTATCAATTAGACAAACCCAAAATATTTTACAACATAATAGAAGTAGAAACAATTAATTTAAAAAAAATACTTGATACACATGGTCCTAATGTTGATGTAATTAAATTAGACATTGAAGGACGTTGGTATGAAATGCTTAAAGAAATACAAGATTTAAAATTGCAACCAATAATAGTTTTAGTTGAGTGCGAAATGTACATTGGCAACACTGATGAAGCATTTGCTAAACTAGACTCAATAGTAGAACTCTATGAACAAGCAGGGTACACTGTGCGTACTAACAGACAATTAAGAAATAATTCTAACTGTGTTGAACTTTGTTTTATTAAACAAGGACACGGAATAGAGCTTTAGTTTAGCTGTCCGCTGTCCCTCATTTTTTGTCTTATTTTTGTAGCTGATATTTTTTGAACTGCTTCTGGTAGCACAATTTCTTCTATTTTATAACCAACACCTCTGCCATAACATATATTTGTAATATTAGGCACTAAAATAATTTTAAATTGTCCAGTGTATTGTTCAAGTGCAGTTTCAATGTTAGCTTTTACAGTTTCAAAATTAAAAGGATTGTCGTCAACCCCTTGTACATCTCTTACCATTATTAAAACTTGTCCTGTTTTCTTTAAGATTTCCTCAAAAAGTTTTTGATGTCCATTGTGCCATGGTTGCCATCTGCCTAACATTTGTGCTGTTGGTTTTTTATCGTCCCAATTATTTGTCATTTTTTATTATATCCTGTTTAATTAAAAACGCCCACATCTCCGCGTTCAAGTGTGTTACTTTGTAATCATAATGTTTAGGTGGTACAAACATCTTGTTAGTATCTTCAAATCTTCCTTCTTTAATTGTATCCATCCAGATAACATAATCAGCATTAAAATCTTCTCTTGTTTTTTCTGTTGGACAAACAAAATCTGCAATAACATTTCTATTTGTTTTTACTGCGGCATCTGCCATCATTTTCATCCTGTTTGCTTGTCTAGTGCGACCTTCGGGAGAAAAATCCCAATCGTCTGCGTTTTTTCTTACCTCATCCGCATTTAGCCATACTGCGTTAATCATTGGCACTAATTTTTCTGCTAGTGTAGTTTTTCCTGACCCGGGTAGGCCACAAATTAATATTTTAATTTTTGGTTTATCGCTGTGTACTTGCATTTGATATTATGTTCTCTCGGTTACTAGTTTATGAATTTCTGACCAATTATTTACTCTTGTAATATTTTTATCATAAAATTCTTCATTGTAACTATGACTGTAAAGAATTGGTTTTAAACCGTACTCTAATCCTTTTTTTGCATTTGTCCATTTGTCTTCTATCCACCAAAGTCCTGTACCGTGGAATTCAGCAAGTGCAGAGTCTTTGTGATCACCTGTTTTAAGTATAATAAAATTCTCAAAAACAGTGCCACCAAACAAGTCTTTTAATCTTCTTTTTCTTAATTCTTGTGCTGGTATGTCCATTGTTTGTGACGTAATTGGAATAAAAGTCCAACCTTCTGCGTGTAGTAATTTTACCCATGTTTGTGAGTTAGGCATTGGTTCTTGTATTCCCATCCATGCTGATCTATTAAACTCTTCAATTAAATTTTCTTTTAAAACTTTCTTAATACCGTAACGTTCTTCCATGGAATACGTTTTTTCGTAATCAGGTTGTAACTCAAAACCTCTCATACTCATCCATTTACTGAAATGTTTTTCCCATTGCAGTAAAACTCCGTCAACGTCTGTAAGTATTATTCTATTTGATGTTGGCATCTTCCATTCCTGCTACTCTTAATTTCACAATGTTTGTAATTTGCCATTGTTTTTGGTCTAACCCTTTGGTGATGCCTAACCAACGATTACGTAAAAGAGCAAACTCGTTTATAATTTTTTCTAAATCAATAACATCAGCTTCTCCGTCTACGTATTTTTCAACGTCTCTAGAACTTAATGCTCTTTGATAATTTTCAAGATATTTTTTAAATCTTTCTGATCTTAATCTTCTTTTTTCTATGTTTAAATATTCTAAAATAGCTTCAATTTCTTGTAATTGTTGAAACCTATGCTCTACTATGCCCGGAAGAGATGCAGAAGCTTTTTCAAGACTGCCATAAATTCGACATTCTTTTCTAGCTTGATCATATTCAGTATTGAAATGTGCAATGCAGTTTGGGATTTTTGAAATATCTCTGCTAACGTCTGTGTACCAACCCATTATTCCTCGTGCCAGTTATTTTCATCGTGATTATCAGCGCCATATGAATCATCTATTTCGTCTTCTAAAACTATTTTTATAGCTTCGGTAAGTTTTTCATCGTATTCCATTGCCGCTTTTAGTGTTGAAGATTCTATACCGTGATCTAGTAATGTTTTAACATAATCTACGGCACAGTCAATCTTTTGTCTCTCTGGTATGTAATGAGATACACTTGTCCAAATTTCTTCTATTTGGGTACTATCCATTATCTGTTCCATCTTGTGTTGACTCCTGGGGTTGTTCTAAGTTAGTAAAGTCTGTCATGACTTTTGTTAATTTATCTCCGCTCCAGTTTTTTCTGAACTCTATGATTTCAACACCTTTTGGATCAACATATTTTAATCTATTGCCTTGTTGTTTTATTATGCCTTTTTTCTCAAACAAGTCTAATAAGCCTGAATAAGGGTCCATTCCTGTGTCGTATGGAATCTTAACTTGCACACCTTCAAAGGGTTTAGCATATCTTGTTTTCATAACTTTACAAGCCGCTCTAATACCTCGTACATCTGTAACTTTGTTGCCTTTTTCGTCTTCTTTTAATTTAAGTTTCTTCATTGCAACAACAATACTTGATGCATATATAAATCCTTGTCCTCCTGATATCTTATCGTCTGGATCAAACATATCTTGCGATGCGTATGTGTGGTTCGTAGCCATAAGTCCTACGTTCCATGAACCAAACATATTAACACAGTTTCTTACTAGAGCTGTCAATGCCTTAGGCTTACGACCCAAGTCACCTTTCATCTCACCTTTGTTAAACTGATCTACGTCAGTTGGAGTAAGCAACATACCTAACGAGTCAACTACAAATAAAACTTTTGGTGCGGCTTCTCTGTTTTCCGCGTGTTCTGTTTTGTACTCTTTCATGAACTCTGATACAGTTTTTGCTACATCATCAACCATTGATAAACTTAATTTTAATAATTTTTTTTCATCTGTGTCAACGCCAAGAGCTTGTAGCCATGATTCGTCTAATGCATTTTCAGAATCAACTAATATTACAAATATACCTTGATCCTGTGCATTTTTAATAATATTGCCTGAAGCAATATAAGATTTGCCTGCTCCTGATTCACCCGCTAACACAGATACTTTTCCTAGGGGAATTCCTTTGTTAAAATCACCTGATATCAAATAGTTCAATGCAAAATTGCCTGTTGATATCCAGTCTGTTGGATCACTAAATCCTATACCCAAACCTTGGATTGATTTTGTTATACTTTTTCTAAATTTACTTGCGTCAAATACTTTTGTCATTTGTGTCCTATAATATTATCCAGAGTACTATAATAACTATTACTGCCCATGCAGGTATCTGTTTGTATAATATCCAGTCAATTGCTTTTTTAATTTCTTTTTTCATACTATAATAATACTACCGTTTGGCTCTAGTGTCAATGTGTTAACTAGAGCCAATGGTAATTTTTCTTTACTTGCTTTGTCTTGATCTAATCAACTTCAAAATGTCCTCTGCTCTTTTGGCACTGTCCGTATTTGGTTGTGCTGGTGCAGGTTTCACTTCAGCAGTTTGCGTTGCTTCTGCAACAACTGGTTTTTGTTCAGTTGTTTGTGCAGGCGCACTTGCTTGTGGTGTAGTTGATCTAGGAGCTTGAACGCCAGCTGGTCTAAAATACTGTCCGTATTTTTCCAAGTCATACGCTTCGCCATCTACAGATTTTTCAAATAATTCTTTAATTATTTTTATTTCTGCTTCAGTTGGTTCCTTTGGTCTAAAGTCTGATAAATTATGTAAACCAAACTTGTCCATTGCGGCTCTTTCTGTCTCATCAAGTGGTCTTTCTCTTCTTGACCATTTTGATGTTGAGTAATCAGCATAACCACCTTTTGAAGTTTTGGTTACTCTGAAATCCACACCTTTTAAAAAGTCAGTTGGCAATTCTTCCATCTCTGGATCTAATAATGCCGCTCTGATAATGTTAAAAATTTGAGGACCAATAATAAATCTTCTTACTGGATTCTCTGGTGTAGCATCTTCACTTAATGGATTCTGCGTAACAAAACCTTGGAAAATATAACTTTTCTTTTTCCAATATTTTCTACCCATGTCTTCCATAGATTTGTCTTTGAACCACGGTCTAACCTCAGTTAGGACTGGACAAGTTTTTCCATACATTTCCATGCAAGGTACTTGTACCTGTACAGGTCTTGAATCTGTTTGTCCTTTGATCCCTGCGAAAGGCAGTTTGATCATGTTTCTTTCAGTCCAGAAAAAAGTGTTTGCTGTATCCTTATCCGGTAAGAATCTCAGAACTGCTTCTTGTCCTTCTTGAATATTCCAATGTGGAAATATGGCGTTGTCTCCGCCAGTTTGAGAAGTGGAGCGATTCACTTCTTGGGATTTTAACTTCGCTCTTATTTCAGCCAATGTAGCCATAATGTAAGCCTCCTTGTGTGCCTATGTTTGTTTTTTGCCTAAATGTATATTAGACGTATAGTACATAATATACACACATATTTATCTTTTGTCTAGTGGGTTTTATTGGTAATTTTAATTGAAATTAAATTAGTTTTTTGATTATATCTAATTCGCTTACTGATTCTTCAACAGGTTCTTCTTCTTGGAAAAATTCATTTAAATTTAAGCCTGCAAGTTCAATTGCATCTTTTAAGGTATATTCTTTGTCACCAACCTTAAATTTATCTCCAGATTTCATACCTGCCGCTTTGGCTTTTTGTACTGCTTGAGCAAATTCATTGCCTTCTTGTTTCATCAAAGTTGGATTTTTTAAACTATCGTAATTTTTAGCTAAAAACTTCATTGCCGCATCTTCATCAGTTGTTTTCATTGCGGATTTGCTGTAAGCATCTAACACATCATAAACTTGTTTTCCGTCATCACCTCTGTACATTGAAACGTATGGTTTAATTTTTGCTTCTTCTGTTGTTGATTCTTGTTCTGTAGCTTCTTCTTCTGCTTTTGGATTTGCAATATCATCAGCCCATTGTTCAAACTGTTCTGATTCGTCTTTGGCTTTTCCTGCTCTGTCTTTTTTAGGAGCAAATGCACCTGGTTCCATTCTTATTTCGTCTCTATAATTTGGATCTGCCTGCATTTTTTTGTAATCATCAATGTATCTTTTTGCAAGTTGGATTGCAATTTTTTTATTTTTAACATAGTCGGCTGTTGGTTTGAAAAATGGTTGTCCTTCACCGTCTAATTCATCTGCTACTCTAGAAGCAAAATTGGCAAGTCTGTCTTCTTCGCCGCCTTTAGTTAACAATCTAGAAGCTATATCTGAAAGTATTGAACTTAACATTGTATTTTTATTTGTAAATTTAGTACGCTTCAGCATAGTGTCTGCTGTGTCGTCTTTTCTTAATACTAATTTTTTGTTAGGATCTGATAAAAAACTTTGAACAACTGCGCCATGGTCTACAACTGGTGATACTTCTGCATCTTTGTCTTTGAATTCTTTCATATCTTCAGCATCTCCGTCTTTTTTAAATTTAGGTTTTAGTTCTTTACCTTTGAACGCTGTGACTCCAGGTTGAACTTTTTCAACTTCTCCACCTTTAGCCATAAACGAT